TTCGCGCCAGCCCCGGCAGTGTCATCGGTGTTGGTGATATCCACGCCCCACACGTTGCCCCCGGGGATGTTGGTGGCGTCTACTGTCGCACTGCGGGCAAACTCCATGTCGAGCGGCATCGTGACGCTGGTTGTGCCGATGCCGAGGCGTTTGTTGGTGTTGTCCCAAAATAGGTTGGAGTTGTCCTGAGATAAAACAGGACCAGCCCCAATGAAGAGAACAGACCCCTCTGTTCCCCCAACTACCGGATCTCCTATATCTAATACATTTGTCGCGCCTGTCTGCCAGACCGGAGACATCAGCTATCCCACTCTTGGAATCGAATATCAACTGTCCCGGATGCGGCGATAATGTAGATCGCGCCTCGCCAGTTATCCTGCTGTCCTGAATTAAAGTGTGTCGCGCTAGGGCGTAGCGGGAATCCATTCGCCGTCGTCACTGACGAATCGAACCCCCAGTAACAGGTAACAGACGAGGTATTATCCAGATTGAATCCTTTCCGCTTAGAATTAGCGGGAATGATTTCTTGGGCGGACGTCGTGGCTGTGAAAGTGTTGTATTGGTTGGCCATTATTTTATCCCATGCTTCTTAAAAGCTCTTTGGATTTTATCGGCTAATCTTTTTTTCTCCCTTGCTTTTTCTTCTTCTGATATCCCGCTATGCGCTACTATTTTCTCTGTGTTCCTTATTGCATCCTGTATATCCCTCTCTGATGTTGTTACTTTCCAGTACATCTGCTCTTCAAAACTTATCGGAAAAGCCTTGAAGCCAAATATAGTATCTGCGATTGTCCAACCAAGACTCCTTACTGCGTTTTTTGGCGGTGGTCCTGGTCTTCTCTTAATTGCAGCAACCATCTTGTCAAATGAATAGCCTCCTCTCAAAGGTGATTCTCTGACTTTGACTCCTGGTGCAAAAGAAGGAAGTAATGCCTTCGCCAGGAAATCTGCCGTGTCTGCGAAATCAATATACCATGGCTCAAGTGGTTTTCTGATTGGTTTTTGAGTGAACAGACTTCTATTTGCTCCGGCTTCAAATAACGCGAGGAGTGGACCACTGGGAGGTAACACATTCGGCAATCCAAAAAAACCGCCTGATTCCCCGATGTCACCCCACGGCAGGATGTAAGACAAATCCAAAATCATCGGTAAACCTTCAGCATCTTTCACGGGCAACACAAGACCTGTCCCACGAAAAGACTTCTTTAGGAATCGCATTTGATCGTCATCGAAGTCATGAACTTTTTTAGATTGATCCTCAATCGCGTTGAAAATGGCTTTATACTTGTAAAGCTTTGCCGGGTTCTTTACTGCTACCTCGGCAATTCTAGGTAGAGCCTTGGCTGTAAAAGTAATGAAGGGCGCACCAAAAGGAACTTCCCTCAATGCTCTTGTGGCAGGCGCTAGCTTTCTGTAATTGAAAAGCCACTTCTCTGCCTCAGCAGCTGCCTGCGCAATAGAAGTACCGCGTTCACGCTCGGCTATAAATTTGGCCGTCTTGAATAACATCTCTTCCGATTGGTATGTGTTCCCTAATTTCTCAACGACATCGCCACTAAACTTTGCCAACTTCGACACGACATCACCCCGCGTATTTTCGACAGATGGCAAAAATCTACGTATTTCATTTTCAACGAACCCGGTCCTAAGTAAACTTGTTGTTTTTATTTCGTCAAAATACTTGCCTTTTTCTATTAGTTGTCTTGCTGCTTTCGTTAAAAGTCTTGGTTGCTGTAAAAAATCAACACCACTTAAGTCCAAGAGAATTGCGTTTGACATCATGTTTCTGAAGTGAGTGGAAGGATTCAGAATTACTTTCCCGAACTTCCAAGCACTCATGAACTTAAACCAATTCTTAGCAAGAGGAGTGAGCGGCCTTGTCATGTATAAGATCTCTCTTGCTACATCATCCCTTACCATCATCCCTGATATTTTGCCGAGAGTTTTTGTTTCCGGCAATTGCGTAAATTTAATTCCAGTGGGGGCTGCAGTCCTGAATTCTTCTGGGGATAATGCCCATTGTTTATTTTTAGAAACGATATCGAAAAACTTGGCAAATTCTACGTCCCTTGTGAGCTGTGTCGCGCCTTTTGCGAAAGGATAAGAAGCTGTCTGTATCTCTCCGAGCGCTTTCCTTAATTCATCAGGGACATCTCCTCTCTGTAGGAATCTTTTACCTTCTATTTTCCTGGCCCTGGCAGCAAGCGCAGGAACACGCTTCGATATCTTGTCAAGGAATGATCTGAATTCAGAGGGGGACAGACTGTTCAAGGCCGCCAATTGACTTTCTGGTAATTCAACAAGGGACTCCAGGGAAACACCCCTTTTTGCTATCTCCCGCCCCATTCCGGATTCAAATATATCATAGAGGCGGGGCAGATATCCCTTGCCGCCCTCGGTGTAGTGCTGAACAATGCGTTTAGATATTTCGCCACTCTTAGTTTGAAGCTCTCTTATTATCTGTTTCTGCCCTGGGAACTTCCCGGATATATTGACGATTGACCTGATCAATGGTTTTAGGCCAACAATGCCAATATCTTGAATATCATCCACTTCGTCCAGGATATTCTTGACTAGGTTAAATCGCTGTTTCCCAACAGTTCCCTCAGCCTTGTCTACCAAATTCATGATCTTCCCTTTTGTCCTCATGGGAAGTTTTTTTGATTGTTCGAGGGCATCAAATATACCCTGAAAATTCTTCCTGGTATCAAACCCTTTAAGTGAGAACTTGTTTGATATGGCGATTAGGTTCTCCGCTAATTTCTTGTCGCCTCTTATAGAAACGTCCTGCGCCATCTTCATAAGCGTCTTTTTGAATGGTGCGGCGCCAACCTTCTCTAATTTCTGTATTTTCTCTTGAATACCAAATTGTTGATTCCTTAGATCGGCCAATTGTCTACGGGTTAATTTTGTGCGAAATGTATCCTTTAGGTATCCGAGGTGTTTCGCTTCTTTTTCTAAAGCTCCGAATATTTCCTGTGTCCTCTCTGCTGCTCCCCTCAATTCAGGGTCAGAAGAAATACTCCCTCTCGCTATCTGGGCAATTCTTTTGTCTTGGCCTGCGGTAAATTTGTCCCGTATGAATCGGCCATGTTCGACGGCCTTTTCTGTTGTTGCTCCGATTCTGGCATCCATGGCATCTAATTCCTGGATAAATTCCTTGGGCGCACCACCAGCACGCTGAAAGAATCTGGCACCTGGAAGATTTTTTATTTTTGATACGACTGTCTTCATAGCTCTCCCAGCAACTTCGGTCTGGCTGGCCTTTCCAATTAAACCACCAACGCCAAACAGTAGCGGCGTGATTGGATCGGTTAAAACATCAATGGAAAATTCGGCGGCCCTTTTAGGTAAATTTATCGAGGTCGATGCTTTTATTGTGGGTTGTACTCCTGGCAACAAGGTTTCGCCTAGGGTTGCCAGTTTCGAGGGAGGAGTTTTGGCAACCAATTTTGAAGCTGATAAGATGTATTTTTCTATAGGAAAACCAGGGGTGACAGAAGAAATTGAATCTATCGCCTTGGCAACTTCATCACTGAGCGGTTCTTCTTCTATTGGCTGTAACTGGAATCCTTTCTTCGGTCTAAATTTTTCAGCTATCTTCTGGAGAGATGACTTTATCTCAATATCCCCTTTAAACTCCGGGATACTTTCTAGAACGTCTCGTCCTGTTAATTCTTGACCAGTCCTGAATCCTTCGATAGCACCACGGGTTATACCCCTGAGGGCCGCACCCGCAGCGAATGGCTCGGTTCCCATCGGAACTTTTTGCAATTCTTCAACAAGCCCTTTCAGGGCGCCTCTTTCCGCCCCTCTAGTTTTACGAAATAAATCAACGCCTTTTTTGATTAACGATCGCTCATCTTTTATCGGCTCCAACTTAAACTTTGTTTTTTTAATTGGCTCTAATTTGAAGGCCATTTTATTGTCCTAGACTGGTAGCTAACGCCCGTTCTAAAGATGCCAATACCTCTGGAAATTCCGCGTATATTTGTGAAAATTCAGCACGTATCTCTTCTATTGTCGCCTCTCCCTTTCTTAAAGCTTGCATGGCGGCAGAGAAGTCACCGAGAGCTTTTTTCCTTAATTCTCGCGGGATATTTTCCTCTGGTTGTAATTGTTGCCCGCCTCCTGGTCTTGTTGCTGCATCGAATTGCGCCTTCGTCTCGATAATTTTCGCCATCTTATCTTCTCGGCTTAAAAATTTTGTATTTAAGTCAGTTTGCACGAATTGAACAGCACGCGCGAAATTCGGATCTCTTTCGAATTTATTGTCAAGTATAACCAATTCCTCTTTGGTCAATCCTTTTCTGCCGACTTCTACGAATTTATTAGTAATTCTATCTACTACGCTAGGAGTACCTCCCGCTGGGCCTCTCCTTAATGCTTCAGTCCTGGCTCTTTCTAAATTTAACTCCACCTCTCTTCTTTCGGTGTCTATTGGCTCTCTGAAAATATTTTGCGATGCCGCCTGCGCAATCCCACCTCCCGCTCGAAGCGCTGCCCCTTGGACTTGTCCCTGGAATTGCTGCCCGACTGTTGATTCTTGCCCAAATGCCTGTCCGGCCCCTACCATAGACGGAAGTTGCGCCTGTTGCGCAGTTGGTGCTTTCTGTAAAAGACCAGATAATTCGTTAATAGCACTCTGTCTTTGTCTTTGAGCAGAGATAGCTAATCCTTGATTCACAAGTCCTGACCCTAACTGAATAGCACTTAAGAGATTAGAGAAATCCTGTTGTTTCTTCTGGCGCCTCGCCTGTTCTTCCTGGAACGCTTGTTGCTGTGCCTGCGACCGACGCTGCGCCAAGAGCTGTGCTACCGACGCAATTGGGAATCTTTGTTGTACGCTGAAATCTGGTGTCCCGTTAGCCATGATTATTTTCCTCCTCCTGCTTCTCCAAGTGCACCTCTAAGTCCTCCGATAATAGCACCAGCGCCAGAACCTATTGGGCCTAGGATTGCTCCCGCTGCTCCACCCGTTGCGGCACCTGATAAAGCGCCGCCCTTACTTCCAGCCTGTGGAGCCTGGATATTTGTCGGAACACCTAATGCACCAAGTTCACGCGCTAAAGCTGCTTGTCGCTCAAAATCCTCAAAACTAAAACGACGTTGAAGACCCGCTTGTTGCAGCCCTTGTCGTTGGCCCAGGATACTAGCAATCGCTTGTTCCTCTGCCGATCTATCGGCTAGAGCCTGTTCGCCCAATCTGAATTCCACCTGCTGCTGAAGCCTGGATTTCTCACGGGCGAGGGCATCTCCGAATCCAGAAGATCGGAATAAGCCTGCAGTCTGAGCGCTTTCGCCTATTACAGGAGCGGCTTCTTGAAATGCCACATCCCTCTCCCTGCCTAACAATTCTGTTAGATCAGATAGTCTTTGGCTTCTTATAGCTTGTTGAGCCAACGCTGCCTGACGTCCCTGCTCCGCTACTCTCAAGGCTTCTTCTTCTAGTCTCCGTTGCCCAATCTCTCGGTCTAAATCGCCAACAGTTGTAGGGATGCGAACTGGTCCTGTAACCGGAAGAGGACCAATAGGTTGACCTGTAACCGGATCTGTGATGGAAGTTATGGGTTCTTGCAAGCCTGGAGGAGGTGGAATTGTTCCGCCAGGAGGAGGTTGCGTAACAGGTAGAGGTGCTGGCACAGGAGCAGGAGCAGGAGGCGCAAGCGCTTCCTCTCCTGGAGGAGCAGTAGCCTGCGCTCTCTCTTCAATTAAATCTAGAACACCAGTCCCTAGACTTTCCTCTGGTATTCTTCCGCTAGTGATATCTTCTAAAGAAGGAAGAATCCCTTCTGGAAGTTTTTCGATTTCATTCCGAGTAAAGGGGACTTTACCTCTTACGAAATCGCCTCCGCTTTTCGAGGACAACTCCGCGAACTTATTAAACCGCGGTAATCTCGCTAAAGTATTCGCAGCATTAGCCCCTCCGAACGATCTGATAATATTGACAGAATTATTAAACTGTTCTGCTAAGGGCTCAATCCTGTCCAAATAATCTGTAATAGAAAGTTCCCCTTCTTGCACCTTTTGTTTAAGCGCATCGAACAGATCTAACGTCCTATCCATCCCATTAAACGTCCCTACTGATGCCGCCCCTATATCCGGCAGAGTAACATCTAAGACATTCTTACCAGTTGCTGTTTCTATTTCTTTGACAAAATCTCTTGCCATCTTACCCCTCCAGGTCCTTGATTAATATCGTTGCGTATTTCTTCCACCCATCACCCATCAATCTCAAAAAAGGTTCATGATTCCGGCAAACCACGTTGGTTATGTGGGAACAAAAATACTTCTTAGCCTGCGCTTCAATTTTCGGGAAATTTTCTTTCGTAAACTTCCCGTCCCTATAACCAGGCGCCACATACCCCTGATTAACTGTATACGTCAACCTGTTGTCGATATCCTTAACAACATGCGCCAGGGCGTAGGCGGCTATTTCCCCTTCTTCGTCAAGAGCAAGCCAAAAATCTCCGCCACCCTTAAGAGTAGTTGCATTAGCTATACTTTGGATCGTTTGGTTAAAAAAACCAATCGGATCTCCGTGTACTCCTGAGTCGTCGATAAAGTTTAAGATCGCGTGTTCGAGCTTAGGCTTTACCGCTATCGGGATTTCCCTCGTCAGTTTTAACTCTGGTATTTTGTTTTCCATTAGGGCTAAGTAACTCAATTATTTTCCTGTTAATTTGTTGTAGCTTTGCCTGCCATATCTCAATTTGAGTTGTGGCCTCACCCTTTTGCTTGTACAACTCTTGTATTTCCATTATTTCATCTCCGTTCCGTAGATTGTAAATGTCAAAGCGTTTGCCGTGTCGGTTCGTACCGCTATATTACCGTTGGTATTATTCAAATACAAAGGGCCAAATTTATCGTCACCGAAAAAGGCCGTGGTATTAGACAAGAGAATTCCGTCCCAAAATAACGCAGTTGTCTCATCGTAGGTAGTCCCATCGGAATCATGGAATATCCTGAATTTAGCGGAAGAACCGCTGGAATTGCAGATAATGATATTCTCGACTCTAGTGACAGCATTCCCCGGAGGGGAGTAAATCGAAGCAGCTGTTGTATTGGCTGGCCTCAATTGGCCCAACTGCTTCCTTGCACTTCCTGTGACTATCTCAACTTGTTGTGTTAATGGCATTAAGTTATATCCACGTTAGTATCAACGTCTGCCGAGATCGCGGATGTTTGATTATCAACCGCATTGCCAATCTCAGCGCGTTTCACTGTCTTAATAATAAAATCCTCTATCAACATTCTTTTTGAAAATTGAATCTTCGTTTCTTCTCCTATCTTCCTTGTATCATAGTCGTACTCAGAAGCAATTGCATTAACAACACGGCTTACCTGCCCGTCTGGTATTGAAATGTTTATATTTGCCATTACAAAATCTCCTTAGTTTGGAATCCTTAAAACCTTGAACCCTGATCCACCTGAATCCGCTGCTCCAACCGTGACCTGTTGAAGCGCAGCATTATCTTTGTCGTATAGCGACAAAGCTGTTTCTGTCGCTGACAAATCAGCGGGATCTTCAAATTGACCAGAGCGTACCCCTCCTGTTGTTATGGCGATAATGTCTGCAGATGGCGAGTAGAATCCGCTATCAGGATCACTTATGAACGTTAAACTAGGAACAGTCACAGAGCCAGAAGCCAATTGTATAGCCGCTGATGTGATAATAACGCTACGCACACCAGCTGCAGCAAATCCTATTTGATTTGCGGCTTCAGAAAATATACCTGTATCCGGATCGCTAATGAACCTTATGGATGGGGTCGCTGCTGCCCCGTCTTTAAATTGAACAGAAACATTGTCGAATCTAGCCGATTCCACGCCTCCTGCTGCTATTGAAAACTCATTTGCGGTAGCCCTGAAAAGACCAGTGTCCTCATCGGCCCCAAGAACAATAGCAGGCGTGGCTGCTGACCCGTCTATTAAGACAGAAAGCCTGCTTGAAGTAAAATCATATTCAAGGGATCCTCCAAGTGAGAGTCCGACATTATTCGCTCCGACGAGATAAAAACCGGAATCCACATCATTCAGGAAACTTATTGACGGCGCACCCACTAGGCCATCTCTAAATTGGACAGCAGACGTATCCCCGTTGCACTTCATAATGGTTTGATTAACGCCTCCGTCATTAACTTCCAAAAATATATCCTGATCCTGCGTTATATTTTGGATGTGAATATCTTCGGAAGCGCTACAAAATACAGAACCTACTTCGGCCCCCACGCTATGGAACTCAATTTTAGCGACAGTGGTGGCATCTTTCTCCATGACGAGAACAGTGTTAGAAGTTCCGTTGTCTAAATGAAGTATCCCGTCAGGGTCCGTCGTGCCAATGCCGATATCGCCACCGGATTCAATAGTCATGATAGTGCCAGTTCCGATAGCTGTTGTTCCTAGCTTCAGGACATCGCTGGCCCCGTCATCGACGCCAAGAGCAAACTGAGTCGTCCCGCTTAGATTCCACTTAAGAACTGGATCGCCATCAGTAGCGGTGTTATTGATAGTAACTTCCGTGGTCGCCTGATTGCTGCTGATTGTCATGGCTGCCGCAGCGGTAGCAGTTACGTTGCATATCTCCCAGTCTTCCGTTCCGTCATTCCTGTCATTTATGTAATCAACGATATCGTTGAAGTTGGTGTTGACCTGCGGCGCATCTGCTACTGTTCCATTTGAAAATGTATTTGTTACCGATAATGTTGCCATGTTTTGCTCCTATTGTGAGGTAAACTCTTTCCTCCCGTAAATTTTTCCAGAAAAACTATACGAATTTATGCGGAAATCATTTCCTGGTTCTTCATTCTTAAAAGAGACTTGAATCACATTTCCCCTGATACTTTCAGAAAGTATATTGCCGATGAAATTTTGAGTTCCACCCCATCTACCAGTACCCCAGTTGAATTGTCCCCATATATCGCCGAACACCCCTAACCCAATATTCTCGCTAATCAAGCTCTCTTGGTAATCTGCGCCTACATTGACTTGAACTTGGCCGGAAGTTTTGGATTCTAATGCCACGTTCACATTGTCTACTTGCTTTATATTTTCAAGCGTACCGAGATTCATCCACTTACCTTTCCAAGAAGATTCTATCCCTGCGCCTCCGTTTGATGCATCCGTAAATGTAGAGCCCACATCTTTTTTGTATATCTTCCCGTCGTAATGTCCACCATAAAGAACGCCCGCCTGTGTCGCCGTTGCTACGTTAGCCGTATAACCAGTGGTGAACTGAACCCAACATTGATTGTCCACGTCCCATACAATGCATAGATCATGCGTAGTAGCAGAGCCGTTAGAAACGAACCAATAGATATGCTTAAAATCTTTCCCCCTATAAGGAACCCCGAAAATGCTGTTCCGTCGAGAAGAATTCAAGCCGCTCCAAAGATCGTCTACATCATCTAACCTTGGCAGATCTCTTGAAGTAATTATTCGCGTTCCGTCTGTGACAGCCATCTTTCCGTCTGCTGTAATGAAATAACAGATACCGCCAACCGTGACAATTGCACTTTTTCCCACTGCCCCTATATTCTTAAACAATGGAAAAACTGGGAACGGATGTTCCCTGGTAATTAACTGATGGATAGAATTTTCTTTGAAAAGAAGAACAATGTCGGAGTTAATAATAGAAGCACCTACCAAATTGTCATTATCTGAAGTCCACACGTCCTGGAATCCTGATCCGTCGCCAGACCAATTTTCGGGGTCCCCTAGAACTGACCATTGCAAACGAGACGGGTTGGAAGTTGTATTCCCTATAAAAATCCTGTTGTTATGCTGGAATCCAAAATTTCCACTAGGTGGTGACCCCCCAAGGGCTGCCGCATTGCCAGAACCCGTCCATTTGAAAGGCGCGTCCGGTGCACCGCCGACAGAAATCACAATGTCGTTAAAAGTAAACATCTGCCAAATATTGTTTTGGCCCGCCGTAATCGTAATTGCTCCAGTAGCATCATCCATTGTGCCGTCAAGCGAATCGCTCTTAAAAAACTTCGCCCCAGCAACAGCTGTTAACCACTCGTCTCCATCAGCTTGTTTATAGTAGTGGATTCCAGAAACGGCAGTTGATCCTGAAACCATAGCCGAAGAATTAAACGCGGTATCTCCTTGCCTCATACGAAATCCGCGACCCCTTGGAAGGACAATGATATTCTTGGCTTCTATCCCCTGATTATCATCAATGGTATCTGGTGGACTAGTAGAATTCTGGCCACCAGAAAAATCACTGATGATTGGTAATTCTTGCCCTCTATAACCCACTGAATCGTCTCCCGAATGCTGGTGGGAAGATGGGGGGCCTTACACCAAAGTTACTGGAAGAAACCCTCAAATCCCACGGCACAATAACAGTAATGTCATCAGTTGTCGGCTTTAAACTCTTGATCATCTGGCTTAACATTCTTTCGTAATCCTGTATCGCCAGATTCCTCCTGGTATCATCTCTGAAATTCCAGCCAAAATAAGCTAACGCTCCATGCACTAATATCTGATGCCACTTAGATGGAAAGATAGGGGTATCCGTGTCACTAGACAATTCCGTGACTGCCTTGTAATAGCGGATATGAATATTCTGAATTGAATCTGGCGTTGGATAGAACCCGCATCTCCAGTTATTACTCGAATCTAATCCCTGCAAGAAATACACATAGGGATCTCCTGTAGAAGTGGGGTCTGGTAAAACACGATCAAACTCTCGCACATCCACATAAGTAAGCTTTGAATCAGAGATTGCTTGCCGCATATCTAGTATGCGATCAATATTTGATGGGAGAGAATAGAAAACCTTTCTTAAGAGGTAGGTTCCACCAGAGAGGTTGGTTGAGGAGACGTACGGATCAGCCAGTGTAGCAGAAGTGGCACCAGCGGTATGAGCAGAAATATCATACCAATCGTCAGTCGCCGCGAATTGAATTTGATAGTCGTTTGCAACAGAGACGGCTGGCGCTGACGAAAAAGTAAGCGCCGTATCCCCGGAATTAACTGACACTGTTCCCGTTGTAATTTCCGCGACCGTCTGAACAACATCATGAGTTAAAAGCCACGGCCAATTTGCCTCTGATGCAACGCGCTTATAAGTTTCATTTATCCATGAATTATATCTATTTGTTTGGTTTTCTAAAGCCGATGAAATTCCTATTTGTTCAGATATCCTACTCCGTATTGTTTGTAGATCCATTTTTCATACCTCTTCCGTGCTTTTTTTGAACGTGCATCCGCAAAGCTCTTGGCTTTTCGGAAATGTAGTCGCACTCCACACAGTACAGGTTGGTCGAGGGGCCTTTCTCCTCTTTCTTTTCTATGTCATCAACTTTCACCCACGATTCTGCCACTGCTTCACTATGCGGTTTTTCTGTAAGAGGCCGTACCGGCTGATTCTCCATTGGTAAATCCACGAAACCATAACCAAATCTCTCTGAAAATATCGACTCTAAACGATCTGGCGATAAAACGTTAGACCTAGAATCTCCAACAATCTCGGCATTGACCGCCCTTTGTGGGGATGGGAGATTCTTCGGATGGGCTTGCAAGATATAATGATCAATAAGTTTTAACCTATCATCGCTCTCTCTTTCATCTGTAAAAAAAACAAATGCCCCATCTCCAGTTGCTGATTTCTTAACGCCTTGAAGGAGTTTCCCGCTCCCGTCAAAAAGCAATCCTTTGGGTAAGCCTCTTACCACAAAGATCTTATCCTGCCGCCCACTCTTAACTTCTTTGATAATAACTTTCTTGTCGATATATTCCGTTGCTATTGCTGTACTCACGTGTATCCTCCTGGGTCCTTATATAATAAGGACGATCCAATTATTTTATGTCGCTATTGCTAGAACAGTCGCACGCGCTGTTGCCTGCGTCGTGACTGCTCCATCAACTGTTAAATTTAAGGCCGTGTCTGCTGTCAATGGATAGCCAATTGGCCCCAAGTCAATGGAATAGACTCCAACAGCGTCAGCATCAGCCTCAAAGAGCCGAGTCCCGCCAACTCCGTCTTCTAGCGCAACTTCCCCGCCTCCACCAACGGCAGCCACTGTAACTGAAATGGTGGCCTTGGTAACTCTTAAGGTTTTATTGGTAATAGCGGCTATTACCGTCTGATTTTCGTCGCCCTCAAGAACCTCCGCTGTTCCTGTCGCATATTGATATCCATGTGTTCCTGCCATATTTTTCTCCTTAAACGATATATCCTATAGCGGTGCATCTGGCCGACGCGATCTGAGATGCTCCCTCTGAAGTAAGATTGAGTTTTGTATTTAATGACAATGGATACCCACCGTCACCAAAATCAAATTGAAAAACACCTAAAATCCCGTTGGTCGCACCCGCATGATACTTGGCAAGGACAGTCCCGTTTTCACCATCCTCCAAAAATATTCTTCCATTATCAGCTGGTATCCCACTCGACAATTCTGTTACAGCAACGAATCCACGGACCAAATATATCCTCTTCCCATCGCCAGGTGCCGCCAAGACTGCTTGATCAACCTGCCCTGCCTCGGCTTTCGCTGTCCCCACTGTCCATTGATACCCCATATATCCAGCCATATTAAACTCCCACCAAACTTAACTTGTTTATCTCCTCCAATATCTTATCTACTCTGTGGTCAATCGTATGATGCTTGATAACTTCATTATATCCCTGCTCTGCAATCTTCTGCCGCTCCTCGTCGTTTTCCAGGTAATACTTAGCCTTATCAACTGCCTCATCCAATGTTTTGTAGGTCGCTAAATGAACGCCATCCCGGAAGAGATCGCTCAGAGAAGAAACATCATCTGTCAAAAGAAACGATCCTGATCCAAGCGCTTCAAAAACACGCATGTTTAAATCATCTTTCATGGCTATGTTGAAAACAATTTTAGATTCCGCATACTTTCTGGCCGCTTCTTCAAACAGTCTTTGACCGTAGAAAAAGTTGGGGAATTCCCTGAACATCCGATCCAGGGCGTCAATGCGGTTTCCAGAGTTAACATGCCCTACAAAGCAGATATCGTAACGTTTAGAAGCCAAATTAAATTTCGGGTAAGCTTCCGGTTCAAACGCATGAGGAAGCCACATAGGGTTACTCACTCCGTCATTCTTCATCTGTTCAACTGCTTTCTTTTGCGCACAAAAAACAATATCGGCTTCTTTCGCAGATTTGAGGCGATAGTCATATCCCAAATGAGTGTCGCTGGCCCAGTAGACTAGGGGATGACCTGGTGGATACTTAGGGGTATAAGGTAGCAATCCTGTTAATCCGTCCTCGCCCCAATCTACAACAACGTGTGCGTCATATTGGCCATACGGATTCAGATCTCCCGTGGGTGCCAAATGATCTACTTCTAATAACTCCTTCTCTTGGCGGCGCTTGAGCGCCCTCCAAGTAAAGAGGGGATTCCCGTCATTCCTGCCCAACCTTGACTCATAATACACAGCTATCCTCATCATTGGGTCTCAACTTTTACCGCGTTCATTTTTACCATGTTGTTAAAATAGTCAAAATCCTGCTTTATCATGTCCACTTGTTTTGGTGATCGGTATGTGTCGGTATAAATCGGTATATCCTTAAATTGTGAGGCATAGCCAATCCCGCCATCTATTCCGGAATAGTAGAATTCCTTAACGCCGTTTAAATGCAGTAAATGAACCGCCGCGGTAGCGATTGTGTGTTTCGCGTAAAGATTGCCCGCTAAATGGATAGAGAAATTAGCGTTAATGTTTTTCTTGTAGGTTCTAATCTTGCCAGGAAAGAATTTGTCGAAATCGTCAAATTTGAACATATTTATTATATCCATAGGCGCACATCGGTAGCCCACCACTATCGGGTCTGGCAAGAAAATGATTCCCGCGTCATTCAAATGATTCCATGAGTACATTACTGACTCATAATGAGAATGGATATTCACATCACATGGGTATTTGTTCAGAACGGAATTTAATGAAATAATCCCAATGCCTTTGTTATCATTAATAAAATTGTCGACGAATTCAGCGGATGGACCGCTACCGATAATTAACCACTTGTCTTTTTTAGGTATTGAAAATGGGCCACATTCAAGATAGTTCATTTCTGGAAGTTCCCAACGATGCTCACATTGTTGCCCGATTTTTTAATATCAATTACCTTCATCCCCACAGCTAACATAAGATTCTTAAGACTTTCTGAATTATAGGCATGCTTGTGTTCCGGATTCATAATTATGCCGTCAATCTCGTCTTCATCAGGAACGGCAATAATCAATTTCCCGCCAGGCCTTAAAATCCTTTTCCATTCCCCTAGCGTTTTAAAAGGGTCCAAACAATGCTCCAGGATATGCCTCGATATGACCATATCCATCTTCTCGTCATCCAGCGGGATCTTTTTAGATACGTCTGCCTGAATATCGGCGATACTTTTCGTGGATGATAGATTCGGGACATTATCACCATTTTTTATAATATCCACCCCGATAGAATTCTCGACAGTTTTTTTCCCTCCGCAGCCTAATTCAGCGATATGGACCTCTCCGTTTATCATTGCCCTTATTGTATCTCCTTCAGAATCTGTCTGGTCATGCTTCACATCACCATACGCCAATCCAGATAGGCATTGAAAGAAATTCCTGAATCCATGTTTCTGTATCAAATATTTATTAGTTAGATCCGACATCTCCTGTGAGTTCCACCCACCCTTGACCGTGTGATCTCCCCGCACTCTATTACCCGTCACAAATGCGTGGTGAATGATAAATGAATCCGGTTGAATTAGGGACACATAGTTGGCCTTATTAAATCTGATAGATAAGTCAAAATCATCTCCACCTGGCAATGTCGTATCTATCCCGCCGACTTCATCCAGATATTTTCTCCTTATCATAACGCAAAAATAAATCAAATAAGAAGCCTGCGTAAGACGACAAGGACTATTGGGATGATAAATAGATTGGGCGCCTGCCGCTACAGTTGTGACGGGTCCGACAGCGGCTACCTCTGGATTTCTAAATGGAGCCAATAGATTCTGATAGAAAAATGACGACACTTTTGGCAGGAATGTGTCGTCATTCTGGAAACATACAAACTTGGCGTCGCTATGCTTTAATCCTAGCTTAAGCCCCTTCTCCCATCCCAGGTTTTCCCCGGAATTAATAACTAGTATTTTATCCTGAAAATCACGAAAATCTTTTTCGCACGGTTGATTCCCATTATTAACAATAATAATGCGGCCAAAACCATCAAGGGTATGCGTGTTCATGATAGACTTGATGCACGGATTTAGGTACTCAGGATTATTCCAACTTGGAATTATTATGTCGAACATGTGGCTCATCCCAGTAATACCTTGTGTTGATATTTTTCGTACTTCCCATTTTTCTTATCCGGGTTCATCCCTATTTCTTTCCAATAATTCTTCGCAAATTCTTCAGTGATAACCGGCGGATGAGATAGGTGACCAAGTTTTGTAGATGTATCAACAAAAACCCTCGCATTGTGTTTTCTCGCTTTGTAACAAAATAGAATGTCCTCGCCAGTACCACAGGTAGATTTGAAATATGGTTTCCGCACTTTTCTAAAAACATCGACCTTGATCAGCACAGACCCAAATCCGACTGCGTCGCACTCAACCAGAGAGTCCTTCGGATAGTTCTTAACAACATTGTTCATGAAATAATCGACGTTGCTCACATTGTCCCAGCCTTCAACAGAAGCATAAATAACAGGATGATAAGGCGGATTCCTGGTAAATGCTAATGGGGCTACAATGTCAACGTCATGTTTCTGAAGTCTTAAAAATAAATCATCGGGGCAGATCATGTCGTCATCTATCATAAATAGATAATCGAAATCCCCTTTAACTGCTTCTTCCGCTGCTTCTTCTCTCGCTACGGGAGTAAACATTCTTCCCAATGTAAAAAAGTAAAACTCAAATCTAGGATTCTCTTTTAGATATTTCCCTCGCTCCTCTAATTTCCCCATGCTAAACATATTAACCAGTCGGTTGGAATAAGCCTCCACGTGAGTATGCCCTTCATTTGGGATTGATATTAATACCCGCTTCAATCCCTCTTCTTTTTCTTGCGCCGCAATCTGCTCTGGTTGCAATATCTCGCTCATTTAATAATCCTAAGCCAAATCAATATTAATTCCCACCATTTAAGATGCAACGGCTGCCTAACTCTATGGCCCGGATGTCTACTGAGGGAGGATTGTGACTCAGTCACAATCCCCCCGTCAGTATCACATCGGTGGACTTCCAAAGGACAACTGAAAGGTCTTGAAACCTTTTTCGTTGGCCTAAGAAGTCCGAATTCCATTATAGAGCCCGAACTATTCCCTGCACATACGCTACCGCTGAGATCGTGTTGGTTGTAGCCGCACGAACATAACGATAGAGAAGTGTGGACATCGCTTGAGCTGTAACAGATGAGAAGAAAGTACCGGCAACTGCCCCAGGTTTCAAAACGTCTCCCCTGGTAATAGTGAGCGAGCTTCCCACATTGGAAATCTCGACGCTGGCAACATATCCCCATACTGTCGCAAGACCATATCCATTGATTGGAACATCTTGTTTGGCAATTCCCACGAATCCGGCCTGAAGTGCAGCTGTCGCAGGAACAACTGAAACTCCGTCTAACGAAGCCCCTGTTGCATGCGCAACGCCTTTCCCAGTTGTGATCGAGCCACCGCCATCAACATTCTTAAAAACAATATTGACGGATTCTGCTTCTCTTGCTAATTGCTGAATTTGCATTGTTTTACTCCTTTGCTGTACCTTGGGCGGGGTTCATTGCCTTTGCAATTCAAATCGCCTCCGGGCCTCGGCAAGTAATTAATATCCTCTAGCCCATATAACCAATCGGCCTGTTTGGTTAGCAGCGGACGCGAACGTAAACGTTCCCGTCGCAGCTGCGTAGTTGTCAACCGTGCAATCTTGGGGACCATCAATAGACGTATGAATATCCCAATCAATCGCACTTTTGATACCAGAAGCCCACGTGTCATTATCATCAATATCGTTGGTTGAGAACGTTGCAACAATATGTCTCAAATTTCCGACATTATTAACTCTAACACTATCAGGTGTTTTAATAGCCATGATATCCTCCTTTAATTCTTTTAATACGAGGAAGTATTTTTCGGAAATCCCCTCTTTCCCAACGTTCTTTTGCTGTAATAGAATTATGATAAGAAGAATTTTTTGCAACAGAAAGATTTTTTGGATTGTCATCATGACGTAGTCCGTTTAAATGATGGACAATCTCACCTTTCTTTAATTTTCTCCCTATTAATTTTTCCGCAACTAAATCAGCCCTTTTAGCATATCCGCCATACCAGGCCCTGTGATGATCTGGTTTTCTGATGAAGACATAACCTTCTTTCATAACCATCCCGCCCTTCCAGCCTGGATTTTTATTACCCACCATTTTCCCGATAAGACCTCTTGATATACTTTCCTTATGGGAAGATGATAGTTTTTTGCCTTTATGTTTTTGAGCGATTTTTTTACGAACGTCTTTCCTAAGAGGAATTCCTTTCCTAGAAAACGGATGTTTCTTAAGGCCAAGACTTTTAATGATTTTCCTGGCTCCGTGAACCGTAATTCTAAGCCTTTTCGATATTCCTTCCTCTCCATAACCTTCCTTATATAACTCCTTGAACTTTTCTAGATTCATATACCACCTCCTTAAAGATGGCATATTCTAGCAGAGTTAAACAGGATAACCTAGGCTGTAATACCTGTGAGCTTGCCGAGTTTGCGTCGGTTGTTGGTTGTCAACTCACCCGCGAAGAGAAGTTGAGCCACTTTCGCATCCTGGTTAGCCGGTTTCACGAACTCAGTCAGAACGAAGTTTGTTCGAGCTTGGCTGATGAACTCCAACGCGCCACTATTAATGAAGTACATAACTCCAGAAGTAGCAGCAGCATCAAATGTCACCGGCGAAGACTTAAACATCAAGTTCTCGAATGAACCATTCGCTGAGACTGAGCCCTGGAACCTTTGCTGAGGCTGAAGTGATCCCTCGTAGAACTCGAAAACCGAGCTCGTGGTGATGATCAGATCAGTTCCTCCGACCGGATTCCGCTGAGCTAGCGTATTCCAAAGAGTACGCATATCAGCTAATCCTTGAGCCGCAAAACTTCCACTTGCGGTGGAAGTTGCCTGCCACCAAGAATTGTTGGTTGAATTGATATCACCAATGGTGCTTGTCGCATCAATAGTTGTAACCAATGAACCAATATCCTTAGAAGCTGGTGCGGCAGCAAAGAAGGCTTTGTTTATTTTGTCACGGATCGACAACTCAGCTTGACGCTGCTTCGCTGTCACAATCCTGTGAACAATGCTTGATCCAACATTTTGCACACGCTCTTCCTTACCAGAAACGGAAACAGATGTAGAAGCCTGCTTCCACTGGTAGTTGGCCGACGTATGCCCTTCTTGAGGCGTGGTATCCAATTGTTCATAGCCATCATAAAACTGAGCCGTTGAATTCGACTCGCTCATGATTGGCATAACAATTGAAGCACCTCCGTCAACTGTCGTCCGATGCTTATCGTGCAAGAACGACAGAAGAACCATTTCATTGAAAACCGCGTCGGCTATTTGGCCTCGGCGTTTTTCCATTGTGGTCGTAAGTAATGTGGTTACATTACCTGGACCCCAGGTAAATAATGTATCTGCCATTGTTATCTCCTTACTTTAGATTTATCTTTAACTCTCACTACTTTGTTGCTTTTTTGCATTGCAAGTTCGGTGGCCATATTTCTGGCCTCTTCGTGAGAATCAACCCAGAGAATGTCACTTTCATTAGGAGCTGTTGGCGCCTGAGTGACGGCAGCTTTCTTTTGTTGGACTCTTGCCTGCGTTGCTTTCTGTACGCGGTTCGTCAACTTCTTGTCAACTTCTTCCATAATTTGGAATGCGTCGTTCAGCGTCTTTCCCTGAACGTCACACACTTCCCGTATGATAGGTTGCGCAATTCCGGCGTCATAATACTCCCAAAACTTCGGGTGCATCTGAGCGAAATCCTCAATCTGAGTTCGAGCTTGAAAACGAGCTTGCTCTTGCTGCAATTGAGCTAATTGCCGGCTGATTGTCGACTTTTCCCTACTGATACGGTCTTCCAACTTCCTCTCGATGAAAGAACTCAACTTCTTTGGATCGGAATAAATATCCTCCAATTCCTCAGCAGAAACCAATCCTTGCTGCGCTTGAGAACCGCGTTGCGGTTGAGCTTGGACTGCTCCCTGCCTCCATTGGTTGTATTTATCCCACTCTCCAGAGCTGACAAACTCCTCAACCCACTTTGCTTTCTTTTCTGCATCCGACATAGCTTGGGATCGCTTCGTAAAATATCGAAGCACTTCCTTCGCCCTCGGACGCATTTGTTCTGGCAGATCGTCGGGATTACCCGACCAAATTGGCTCTCCGGCCTTTGTCTTGTCAGGGACTGCTGCCTCGGGTCCTTCAGCCACCTTCGGCTGATCCTCTCCAGTCATTCCTGGCTGTTCTGTTGATACTTCTTCTTGGTCTTGGGCTGTTCCTGCATCCTCCGTCATAGGCAACTCCTGTTGAGTTGGAGATTCCTGTGTTTCCTGCGCAGGGGCCAATAAACTTTGATCGTCAGTCATTTCTCACCTCATGAGGGGGATGGCCGAACGGACATCATCGCCGATTCCATTGGTCCCCGATCCTCGATCTCATCTAAGTTAGTTTGAGGGTCCCCGTCAGCCTCAAACTTGAATACGTCAAGGGTTGAACCACCCTCGTCCATTTCATGTAAAACAAATTCTATGCGACCAGAATACGTCTCCCCAATCTTCCAGTCTGGAAAAACTTCGTTCACCCGCAACGGCGACCGCATCCGCACCTCGGCCATCTCTCCTACTAAATCTGCAAAAGGCATATCTCCTCCTTATCTCGCTCCGTGAACTCTGTCTCCGGCTTCACGTAAATTTAATCTTTTTAGTATCGCCGCCTTTTCCCCTTTCGTCGCATAGGGAATCGGTCTTCCTGTCCCTGGTTCCGTAATGTTCTCCTCAACTCTAACTCCTCCCTTGCTGCCCAAGTACGTATCGTAGGTGGCAGGTGGCTTAAGATTTCCACACTGGTCACAATTCTCCACCCGCTCCTTACCCGCGTAACCAACGCGGACAACATAGGCGTTTAAGTTTCCGCAGCCGCTACAAACCACCTGGACCTTGGCCCCTATTGATCGCCGCCGTTAATGCATTCAAGATCTCGCCCGTCTGGTTGCCCTGAATTTTGTCAGCCTCTAACTGCGACTCGACACCAAATTTAGCAGCATCAATTTCCCTGGCCTCTTGCAGTCTGGCCTCAGCCTCTTGTCTCTGCCTCGCCATAAGCTGCCGATGCTGCTCTATCGCGACTGACACTTCAGGCATGTCTAGCTCATCGACTAAAATCTGACCCAGGGCTCCAACCACTGGGCTCTGTGCATTGATCCCTAATTTCGGCAACGACTCCAACAATGATTGGATAATCGCTATCTTATTCTCTCGATCTAAAGGAATCGTCGAACCAACTTTAACATCAATATCAAACTCGCCCTGAATATCTTCCCTGGTAAATGTGAAACCGTCGGGAGACGTGATCGCCCCCTCATTCTGCGCCGACGGACGAGTAGCTAATTGCTGCATTACATCCTGTGGTTCATCTCCCGTCAACTTCACGTAAAACGGAACATCCGCAAATTGCATAAGCAACGAAATCATGTTCCGCGCAACGTCCTCTAGGAAATCTTCATACGTGTCCAACTGTTCACCACGACGATTATGGGCGCCCCTCTGAATCTGGAGCAACTCCCCTATCGTTCTGGTGGTCGTTTTCGCGCTAGCGCCGCGTTCGAGGGGAGACTGCCCCGAAACATTGATCATATCTTCCTTTACCCGCTCCTCCACTGCATATATGTCTGCTTGGATAGGGGGGTACGCTATAGGTTGTATGCGCCCAAATTGATCAGATTCAACAATGTTCCCGGTTAAACCCAACGCTAAATTCTGCTTCTGTTCCTCAGATAGGGCCCCTCGCTGTACCTCAATCTGCCTGTTAAATCGCTTCAAATGATCCAACTGCATCGCACGGATCTTGATCAGCTCCATCACCTGCGGTTCGAATTGCCAGATATCCGGCACCGGGTACGGCCTGTCGTTCACAGGATTGAACCCCAAAAACGAGAAGGGAAATCCACTCAAATCGTACGGCCAGTCCTTCGGCTTCTCCAGCCACTTGTCCATCCCCTCCGCTATCGTCATTACTTTCTTCTGTGTGATATCCCATATCTCCCACATCCTGACCTTCTGTAACGACGGATCAGTGATGTTTGAGTCCATATTCGGAGAAAAGCTCTGCGTCGCAGCCGGTTCCAATGCCCCATCCCCATGCTCTAAACTGTCCGGCGATACCATCACCGTCGGCTTGATATCTTCCCTGTTCGAAAACCTTGGATTCTTTTTTACATCTTCAAATGGCCTCAAAAACTCATGTGCAATCCAACGACAGTCATGAGGCGGATCTATCGCATCTACATTAAAAAGAACATTGTCCCACGGCACCCTATATCCAAAAAAGTCTTCATTCTCAATAAATTCAGTCACATGACCCGAACCATCTTCAATCGTCCCGAACTCACCCGTGTATCCAACCTTATACCAAGCATGACCCACCGTTTTTCCGTCCTGAAGGCACTTTTTGGACTCCCTTTTCATTCTTTTCTGGCGCCAAATGTAGTTGATTGCCAATTCTCGGATCTTGGCACTCAAAATCGTGCTGTCCTTCTTCGCATTTACCTCAAAATGGGGGTCCTTCAGCGATAAACTAGCAATCTCCGTCTTTACGTACGCAAACACTAAATTAATAGGAGGTATCGCTAACTTCGGGTCCACTGCAATCCGCTCCAAGTCAAACCGGCCCTCATATTCCTGCTCAAACTCACGCCACCGAAATGCATTCGCCCATCGCTCCCTTAAATTATGAGAAATCGCGATACGACTGTGCCAATCTCGAACTATCTCTTCTTCCGTTTTTTTAGCCATTGTTTACCTCAAATTTGCGCTGAGCCAGCGGCGATGCGGGTACGCTGACCCAGCAAAAAAATAACCGGCGATACGGTGCCCTTCCTCGACCCGCATCGCCGGTTTACCTTCGTCGTATTCTTTGTCCACTTCCAGGAGCCTACCGAACTCCTGCTAAATCCTCAAAAAAACTCCCCATTCGCGTCAGCCTAGGACCCGCCGCCTTCTTGTGCCACCAAGACCACGTACCATCATCACTCGACTTATGCTGTATCTTCGACGGAGCGTTCCAGACATTCACTCCCTGACTCAACGCATCTATCAAATCGTCATGAACGTTCCTCGGAAACTCCAGTAACTCGTTCTCTAAATCTATCAACCCGTGCCGGTGCATGATACCACCCGCCTGGTACCGAGGGATCAAACCCCGTATCCGCATCGCCTTCTTCTCCCGCGTCGAGGGCTGGTACTCCTCTAATACAAAATGCTTGTTGCGCTTTAACATCTCAGAACGCAGTAACGTCAAAAGCATAACTTGAGCAGCAACAGACTCAATGTAAGTAACCCTAATGCTAGGATATACCACGTGTAATCGGAAAATCTCATTGATTAACTCCTCCGTGTTCAACCGCAACTTCAATGCCTCCATCACATACACAATGTTGTCATCACAAATTCGCGTCAATACAATCCCCGACGGATCGTTGCTCTGCTTGAGCGTAAAAGCAGGATCAACAAATAATTGATCCACACCATGCTTCGGTAATTCGTCATACCGACGAACCCACTCCCGCTTGAACTCAATCGCATCATCGTCCACCGGATCGTTCAGCTGCTGCGCACTATAACTGAAACTTCCCTTCGCAACTTTTAACTCGTCTAAATATTCAAAATCACGGCCCCGCTTCTGCGCCTCCGCTAACGCCTCCGGAGTGCGGCTTACCTTGAACTTCTCAGGGAAAATAACTTCCCCGTTCTCTACCGCTCGACGAATGTAAACGTCAAACCCGTTCATGCCGCCGGTGCCGTATCACTCACACTATCACTGGGATAATTTAATCCCACGTACTCCCCGCCATCCCACTCACCACACCACTCGTGCCCAGGAATCATCGGATGGTGCGGAACTAAATTATCGTCCACCAACGGAGGATAGCGCTTGCAAAGTCCGTAGTTCTTACCCTCCATCTCTACCCTGTCCCAGTAGATACAATCTTGGCATACATCCTTAGGCAGCGACATAATCCCTCCACCTCAACCGATCTTCCGCCGTCTCAAACTTCTTCCCGTTCACACTCACACTCTCGTTCTCAATTATATGCTGGTACAAATCACCCATCGCCCACCTAGTCCCAATCACTATCAACTCGCCCCACGGCTCCTTTAAATCTAACGTGTCCTTGTAAAAATCTATCACCTTGCGCATCTGGTCAGCGGTCCCTATATTCTCCCGGACAACTAAATCGTCCATGATAATGACATCGTAATGCTGCGAGGTCTGCGTCTTCTCGACTCCGGTAGTCGCAATCGTCGGCTCCGCATTCGGCTTGCGACGCTGCGCAATAACTATCTCGTCTTGGTTCCACCGCCTCGACTGGAACGGACCGAATATCACAGGTAAGTAACTCTTGTCCGTCAGATACTCCTGAATCTTCCATAGAAAATGTCGCGCGTTGTCCCATACCGCGTTCGCTATCAGTATCCGCACGTTCGGGTCGATTAAGAGCTTCTGGATCGCATACCCAATAGTTACTACCGAGCTTTTTAAATGACCCCGCGGCACTAACAACAATTTCTTCTTCCCACTCTGAGTCAAAAATTTCGCCATATCGTCGTGTAAGCCGCACCAATCGTCCATCCTTAAAACATCCCGACATAAAAAACAAAGATCTATCCGGCATTGGTGCGCCATGTCCGCCGCCTCTTCCTCCGTCAGCCGGTTACTCATGATGATTCCTCGTATCGACGACGCTTCTCAGCATCACACCCCAAAAACTTCCCGCCCACGTCCCAATGCTCCACCAATAGCTCGCCACACCGCCAACACCTCCACCCACCCTCAATCACTATCAATAGAAAGCGTACATAAAAATTGGTAGTACCCCTGGTCCCAGTTCGGTAGCATGTGCCGCTCTATACACCAGTCCCGATACATCCCTCGATACCTCGCATCTAAATCAGCTATCCACATCCGCATCAATACGTCTCGCCGCTTCCGCTTCCGTAGCTCCTCCTCAACCCTCGTCGGCTTCCTTACTCCCATTCACTCGCTCCCTCTCCCTCCGGAAATCCTCGTTCCCTCCACTCCCCCAGCAGTCCTCAATCAGACCCCAGCACAGCGGACAACGACGGCCACCAGTCGTAGGACCAGCCTTCAGCCGTATCCCTCGACTGTAACTGTCCACCCAGTTAGATCGCCAAATGTTCCGCTTAACCCCGTCCACCAAACCGCTGAAATAACTCTCACCGGCGCCCATTGAGCTTTTGGGAAAAGTGGTGATTGAGAAGCATTATCGTT